GGGAGGCGCACAAATATGAGGTCTAAAAAATCCTGCAGGATTTCAAAAATCCGCATCGAAAAGTTGATTCTGAAAAACACCCCTCTAAACGGGCTAAAAACGCCGTTTTTTTCTGATCGCACCTGGGGGCAAAACCGATGAAACTTCGCTGCACGTTCTGTAAAATCGTCTTTGATTGTCCCGATTTTGTGGCCGTCGCCGCGATCCAGGATCAACAATGCTACATCACCCGCAAAGGCGTCACACACAAACTATCAGAATTACAGGGGAAGGGATCATTCAATGAGTAATCGCATCAAGTCGGTTAATCTGTGCGACGAAACCGAACCGATTGCAGATCATATCATGGCTAACGGCGGGAATTTTAGCCGGTTCGTCCGAGAGTGCTTGATCCGCTACTATGCTGAAACTCAAGGAGGGGCATTTTGCCCGCGTAAATACGACGGTGGTGAAGAACCCCCCCTATGCAATCCTCATCATGAACGCCGTTGCGTGACTTGTTGGCCCGCAGGGAAGCCTCTAACCGTTGATTGGGCGTCATACCGGCGAGCGCCTAGACTTCACCAAGGGACTCGTCAAAGCACCGTTGAAGTACACGGTGTCGAACAATGGAAAGCGGGCGACACATACACCCGAACGATCCCAGGGTCAGAACATTTCAACGATCATGTGTGGATTTATGAGCAAGCATTAGCCGCAAACCCCCCACTATTCGACATGAAAGATTTGAAGATAAAGGGGAACGCGAAATCAGCACCGAGAAAGAAAAAGCGTTCGCTTCTGAAGCGTATCTTCTCTGTGATCTAATATCCGCCGCCGCCGCCGCCGCCGTTGTCGTCGGGTTGAAGTGCTTGACCGGCAGTACCGACCGCATTCGTCAGCCGGAGTAATCCGATGAGTAGAGCGGTGAAGGCGGTAGGGTTTGCGGCTGCTGCTGATGCGATCACTTCGCCCGTTTCCTCAACGACCCATTCACCCCCCTCAACAACAAGATTACCCGCCACATACCCCCCAGCGGCCCCGAATGGCCCGGCTAGTATTCCGCCGATAATAGCGAAAATTCCGCCGACGACTATGTTTTGTGTTTCTAGCCAATCATTGACTTGATCGGGCGTCATGTCGGCGGTGATCCCGCGCCAATCAATCCCCGGTAAAAGTCGGTCAATCAATAGGGCAATCCCGACCCCGAACGTTAGCAAGAACACCGGATTTCCTAGAGACTGAAGAATAGGAGTCATCCAACGGTTAGCGGAATACGAAAAGGTGGCCGTATCGAGCAGTTGTCGCTCCTTAGTGCCTAGAGTGATCCTATGCTCGACAACGCGCTTCCCGTCAACGGGTAGGCGGGGCATTACAAATCCTCAAGGATTCCTAGCACGTTCACGGTTAGAGCCGCCGCATTAGCGAGAACGGTTGAGATTGCTATGGTGCAAGGGCCGGGAATCGGGTTATTGTTCCATGAATTGCTCTGGGGGACCGTCAAAGGGGTATTTACTGTCTGCGCCCCGCCCGCGATCGGGTACATCCAATTCATGCCGCCGGTTGAACCGTCAACCGTGACGTTCTCGACGCCCTGAGATGCGGGTATCAGATTGATTCCATATCGCTCGCCCGCATCGCCGCCATAGTAGGACACAGCAGAAACGAGTAATTTTTTACCCTCGGGAACGGCCCCGATGACGAAATTCTTGGCTGCATCAGCGCCCGCCGGAACGGTTCCCTGCCATTGAACGCGAATCCCCATCAGATCACCGCTTCTCGGCCCATCTAACGATCTCCCGCATACGCTTTGTCCCCATCAATTCGCAATCGAAAAGAAGTTTTGTAGCCTTCTTGACCGCTGCTTTTTCACTTGCAGACATGATCTTGAGTCGGGCTTTCGCTCTCTTGCTGATAGCCATTTCTAACACCTAGGCGTCGGTCCTGAATACCATTCTTGAATTTAATGCCACCGGAACACGGCACGGTTGGAAAGTTGCCGCACAGTCCCCCGCAGACGCGGTGAACGCGACTGAACCGATAGGGACGCCCGATCCGTCGAGGACATAGACGGGGGATTCTGCTTCGGCGTCATTCGCGCCGGGTACGGCGTACCAATGGGTTATCGTTCTGCCTTGGAGTGTGAGTCCAAGGGAAGAAGTCCCGTCCAGGATGCTGACTAATTCCTGTTCGCCGGCCCCAGATACGGTTTTTGAAAATATATGGTACTCGCCTGAACCGCAAGCGACAGCGACAGCGGCGGTTCTCGTTGCTGCTGCATTGACTAGCACTTGAACGGAGTCCCCGCTTGCGATTGACTTCGGGTAGGGCAGCATAGCCGGAAGGCCACAGTTGCCGCCGGAAGTCCCTGCGCCCCCGCCGATTGGCAAACACAATTTTATTTTTCCGGCACTCATCACGAATGCAAACACGAAATCATTTTCACATTGTAGGCCCGCGCGATTCGCAACGAAATTCCCATGCTGCTGAGTGGCGAAGGTTCCGAAAACCTGCGCCGATCCAACGAAATCCGGATCTGTCTGTATCTCGTCCTGGGTCGCCTCGGTCGTTGCTGAGTTATGCAGAGGGACAACCCCGCCGCGAGTTGAAATAACTGTGCCGTAGCAATTCACATTCGCCATAATTTCACAGCCTGATTCCCGCCCCTAGAGCGGGCTTGAGAATATTTCTATTCACGGATGAAATCGGCATTCTCAAAAGGCGCTTTCCAATGCGAAATCCGATTGAAGTCGTGAATCCGGCAATCGCCATCGGCAAAAGGTTCGCCTGAAAGTTTGCAGCCATTACAGCGAGAGCGGTCGAAGGGTTAGTCGCTATGTCTGAAATTGAGATTTCACCCGCGCCTTGAAGACCGTTGCCGCCGGTGTCCGGTAGGTCATCGCTCGTGAATTGCTTTGTGAACATCGGAGGACCGCCGACGAGATCGGGCTTTCCGGTAATGAAGCCCCAAACGCCGGTCCCGGCCGTTCCTTCGGTCAAAATCGAGGCATAAACCAACGCTTCAAGGCCGTTTATGATTGAAAAACTCTTGCGTCGTCTTGAACGCTTAGTCTTTCTGCGGGCCATTCGGGACATAAGCCGGACTCGACACTCTATAACACTTCGTCAATAATTTTTGTAAATTTCCCATCCGATCCCTTCAGAGCCGTAGCAGCGGGACCATTTTGAACGCTATTCATCAACATTTGGCCGATTGCTTGCTGAATTGGGTTAATCGGTTCAATTTCACCTAATCCACCCTCGATTAATTTCTGAACAACCGTTCCTAAATTCTGATCGAGGTCGTTTATCACCGATCGGACAGTGAAAACCAATTGACGGAACAGCCAAACCGACAAAAGTATGTTGAAAACAATCAATCCGACAGATACCTGGACCCAATCCATACCCAAACCACGCCGAACCCGGTCCTTAAAGGATCGTTTCGGAGTAGTAGTAGTAGTAGTAGTAGTAGTATAGAGTATAGTAGTAGTAGTAGTAGTATAATAATTCAATAAAAGAGTTATGTTTTCCATAATTACTAAGTAGTCCGGCTTCTTCAGAGTGTTATGCACCTCTGTGAATGCGACACGCCCCTCTGCTCGGTCCACCGCCCGTATTGTCTGAATTGTGGGGGTGCTATGTGATGGGGTGGGAAGATCCTAAACCCGTCCTGGATCTTTGGTGCGGGACGAAAAGCGCATTGAAGGCATGGACCGACGACGGACACCCCCTTATCTCTGTGGATAATGACCCCGCACATGAACCGACAATATGCGGTGATATTCTGGAAGTGACCGCCGAACAATTGAACGCACTCGCTCCCTATGGGTTTGAATTCGCGTGGGCTTCGGTGGATTGTTCGATTTACTCCCTGATGAATCTTCATTCGGGTCATTGGGATAAAGAGGGGGAGTGGGCGATCCCTCAAACCACGGAAGCCCGAAATCATAACCTAAGAGTCAAGCACACAATCGCACTTCTTGAGGCAATTGATTGCCCGTTTTGGATCCTGGAAAATCCCCGCGCCATGCTTCGCAAGCAGAAATTCATGGCTAGGCATCACAGAGTCACGGTTTCGTATTGTAAATACGGCGATGATCGAATGAAACCGACCGACCTTTGGGGAAAGATACCGTATTTCTTTGAACCCCGAATGTGCGAAAACGGAAACCCGGATCACCGACCGGCTCCTAGAGGGTCACAGTCAGGCACTCAAGGCATGGAAAAGCGCGAAGCCGGGAAGATACCCTACGGACTTTCGGAAGCCCTCAAGACGGCTACAAATTGCTCTGCGGGCGAATGTCTAAGCCCACAGACTGATTATTGGCCCACGATCCTGGATTGGTGCTAAAATGAATCGGAGAGATATGAAGGCGCAAGTGAAGAAAACCATAGCGTCGCATCTTGTTAGGGCTATGCCCGTTGCGGGCGCTCCCCCGCACGACGCGCCCAACCTACTCGCAGACATCAAATTGGATGTGTTTCGGGACGGCTATGAGGGATCCGTAGCGGAGCAACGGCGACTTGAAGACATCATCTATGAAATCCACCGGGAGGCGCACAAATATGAGGTCTAAAAAATCCTGCAGGATTTCAAAAATCCGCATCGAAAAGTTGATTCTGAAAAACACCCCTCTAAACGGGCTAAAAACGCCGTTTTTTTCTGATCGCACCTGGGGGCAAAACCGATGAAAC